GACATGCCAATGGATTTGGAGTCTGGAAAGAGGGTGGGCAAGATTATTTTATATACAGAGCACCACATTAGAGAATTGCGACAGCAAATGGAAAAGCTCATTGTTTCTAGTGGTAAATAGTTGGTCTAATTATGAAGAATAGCGGTGTTTATATATTTAAACTTAATAATGAGGTTATGTATGTTGGACAGTCAGGACGTTTACAGAAAAGGTTAGCTAATCATCATTATGGTTTTGGTTGTGATGTTTATATTATCCCATGTACAGACAATAAAAAAAGGATTGATTTAGAAAGAAAATTGATTAACCACCTAAAACCTAAGCTAAATGGTAGCGCTGTTGAAGGAGAGGTCTCTACTATACCGTATTGTAAAGCTACTAGAAATCTAGACATATTAAAAAAATTAAAATTAGTAGACGAAAAAATAGCCAAACCAAAGAGAGCTTGTAAAATATGTAGTAGAGGAATAAGATTAGATAATGCCACTGGTGTCTGTACAAGATGTCAGAAGAATGGAAGACTTAAAATTAAATACGACTTAGATACGTATCTCTTTTCTGGCCAGCAAGGTAATTCCGATCAGTTTTTGGCGTGATCTATATAAGATCATTAGATCAGATCTATTAGGCTAAAGCCTAAGATCTATTTGTAGATCATATATGAACAATAAAGATATACAAAAAGAACTCAGAAGTAGTTGTGCGCATTTAGAAAGAATTATTAATGGGCTGGAGAACATTGATATAAGAAATTCTGATCTTGATATAACTACTAATATGTTTGAATTTATGGATAAGATAGCAAAGATAGAAATAGAGTTATATAATTATTTAAGGGAAAGGAGAATAAAATGAAGTGTGTATTAAAAGACCTAACTGAAGAGGAGCATTCTAAGATAACAGATAAAAGATATGGTGAGATTTTTATGAATTGTCCTCTGCTAGACGGAAAACAGATTTGTTTTTGGTGTTGCCTTCATATTAGAGACATAGCAGAGCCGTTGAATCGTGGTGATTATTCGGCCGCGCACCCAGAATACGAGAGCTTGTTGCCTAAATTATCTATGAGAGATTGGGACGAAATTTGCGGTGTATGTAGTAAGTGCTCTAGGTAGGGCTTGACAAATACGTGTATGTAGTGTATAATGAGCATATCTAAAGAAATAAATAACTTATCTAAAATAGGACAGAGGTTAAGCGGCATTGTTGGTAATGTTACCTTCAACTACGAAGAGCAATATCTTATTAGAAGGGTTTTTAAATCGGTGTTTATACAAATAAAAAATAGAAGAGATAAGTCAACTGCCAAAGATATCTTAAATAAAACGGGGTGGATAGATGGAGATTGATCCAGTAGTTTTTACTGAAGTCGAAAGACTTATTTTAAGAAAGCAAAGAAAAGTTATTATATGCGGTGAGGTCGATTCTGGCACGGTACACGAGTTTGTAACTGATATGGCAATACTAGTCTCTGAAAGTAAAGATGATATAACAATTATTATAAGTTCTAATGGTGGTAGCGCAGAGTATGGTAATGGTTGTATACGTGCAATACGTGAGGCTCAAAGGCAAGGCATAAAAGTTATCGGTCAGGTGTATGGTCAAGCTATGTCTATGGCATTTTTCATACTACAAGCTTGTGATGAAAGAGTTATGGGTGAGCTAGACGCAATAATGGCACATGGTTTAACGGTTACTAGTGCCGGTGATATGAGGAATCGTGAATCAGAAGATAAGCTGCTTAAATTTTTTCAGAATGAATATTCTAAACTTGTTGCTAGTCGATGTAAGAAGTATAATGTTGCTTGGTGGAGAAAATTGTTAGCGGATAATACTACTAGATTTTTTAGCAGTTCTGAAAGTTTAGCACTTGGTTTAGTAGATAGAGTAGAATAATGGTATTACTAAAGATTAAAAAGCTAAATAATAAAGCAAAAATACCGAGAATTGCTACGGAAGGTTCTGCGTGTTTTGATCTGTCTACTTGTGACGACATACTTATAACTAATGGCAAACTTGTAAAAGTTCATACTGGTTTAGCTGTTGAGATACAAGAGGGTTATTGTTTAGAGATATACCCAAGAAGTGGTATAGCTAGTAATGGTGTGATAATACCAAATTCACCGGCAGTTATAGACAGTGACTATCGTGGTGAGGTAATAATCTGTTTGTACGGTCTTTTTGTGAATCGTATAATGTCTTTTGGTGTTGGATCAAAAATAGCGCAAGCAAGACTTGTTAAACTAGTACCAACAAGTATTAAAGTTGTAAGTAATTTATCAGAAACTAAAAGGGGGTCTGGTGGGTTTGGTTCCACTGGTTTATAAGGCATGGATAATTATGAAGTGTATTTGGCTGGACGTATTGCTAATCTAAGTTATGATGAGGCTATTGCTGATCGTGATAAGATGATAAAAGCACTATCAGAAGTCGGTATAAAGTGTAGGACACCGTTAAGAGGTAAACAACACCTTGTTGGTTCTAAACATATTCGTAGTGAGTCTTTTAATAGTAGGTTGTCTATACAGGAAGTTATACAACGTGACTTAAGTGATTTGAGAGAGGTAGATGCCGTTGTTATTCTTACAGGGGACGATCCTAGTTGGGGGACTGCCGGGGAATTTTATTATTGTACTTGGGTAACAAATAAACCCACGTTGGTTATTGCTAATAATTATGTTGGTGGGTGGATGGAGCATTATGCTACTAGAATAGTTTCTAATATTGAAGAAGCTGTCGAGGTATTAAAACACTGGAAAAAGTATTGGAACCATAAAGGGAACGGTATATATGACAGGAGATAAAAATGACATTAGTTGAATTAAGAGAGTTAATAGATGAGTTGGGCCTTGACGATAATGCAAAGGTTGTTGTTCTTGTTGCTAAGGAAGATGATGATAAGTGGCATGTTGTTAAGTGTGACAGCCAAGGTCGATTAGTTATTGCACCGTAGATTGGAGATATTAGTGGATAATGCTGAGTTCCCTAACCGTGTTGTTAAAAGAGACGGTAGGATTGTAAAATATAACCCAAGTAAAATAGTGAGTGCAATACTTAAAACTATGTCTGCCGTTGGTGAGATTAACGAGGACATTGCTAAAAAAATTGCCAACAATGTTACCAATAGTATAAATGGTAATAAAGAAATATCTGTTGAGGAAATACAAGACAAGGTTGAGGACAATCTAATAAAGCTTGCTAGTCCAAAAGTTGCCAAGGCTTATATCTTATATAGAGCAGAGAGAGCACAGGTTAGGGGATTTAGGCAAGCTATTGGTATTGAAGATGACTTAAAGTTCGGTGTCAATGCTTTGTCTTTGTTGGAGAAAAGATACCTAAGAACCATAGACGGTAAAAAAGAAACACCGTCTCAGATGTTTCGTAGGGTTGCCAGGGCAGTTGCGTCTGCTGAGAAGAAATATGGTAACAATCCTGAGCATTGGAGCAAAACTTTTTACAACCTAATGGCAAACAGATACTTCTTACCCTCTACGCCAGTTTTGGCTAATGCTGGTAGTAGCGAAGGTTTGTGCTGGTTTGCGTGCTTTGGTTTTGAGCTAAAAGACAGTATGGAAGACATACTACAGGTTGCAAAAGATAGTGGCATGGTTCAAAAAGCCGGTGGTGGTGTGGGTTTACATTTATCTAAGCTAAGACCAAAAAATGATTATGTGCGTACTACTAGCGGTGTTGCTAGTGGACCAGTGTCTTTTATGCGTATATTTGATGTTATTAGTGATGTCACAAAGCAAGGTGGCATAAGAAGAGGTGGTAATTTAGGCCTTCTTTCGGTGTCGCATCCAGACATAGAAGACTATATCAGATGTAAAGCTGATGAGCACAGTTTGAATAACTTTAATATATCAGTTTCTATAACAGATGAGTTTATGAGTGCAGTTAAGCTTGGTGCGGATTTTTTGTTAGTAAACCCAAAAACAGGAAAACCGGTTAGACGAGTCGATGCTAGGTCTTTATTTAGGACCATTGCCGAGTTTGCTTGGAGAAACGGAGAACCAGGAGTGGTTTTTTGGGACACTCTTCAGAAAGACAATCCCACTCCAGAACTTGGAGACTTAATAGTTAACCTTTGTTCAGAGCAGCCGTTGCTGAATAAGGAAGCCTGTTGTTTGGGTTCTATTAATCTTGAGAAGTTTGTTGATGATGGTAAAATAGTTTATAACTCACTACGTAAGGTTGTTCATCATTCTGTAAGGTTCCTTGATAATATTTTGGACGCGTCTAGTTATCCTCTCAAGGAGATACAAGAGATATGCCACGGTAATAGAAAAATTGGTTTGGGCGTGATGGGTTTTGCTAATATGTTAGTTAGGCTTGAAATTCCATACGACTCTGAGGAGGCCATAAAAGTTGCCGAGGACGTTATGGGCTTTATAAACTCTGAGGCTAAGAAGGCGTCTGCTAAGCTTGCGGATGAACGTGGAAGTTTTCCAAATATTTCTAAATCTAAATTATCTGAACCTATTAGAAATGCTACTTTAACCACAATAGCACCAACAGGAAGCATTGGCATAATAGCTGAAACCTCTGGTGGTATCGAGCCGTTATTTGCTGTTATTTACCAAAGAACAAACATACTAGAAGACAACACATTTTTTGAGGTGAATCCAATATTTGAGGATATTGGTAAGTTTGAGGGGTGGTATAAACCAGAGTTAATACGCAAAATCATACAAAATGGTGGTAAGGTTTCAAGTGTTGAGGAAGTACCTTTAAGATGGCGCAAGGTTTTTAAGACATCTTTAGAGATTTCTCCTGAATGGCACGTCAAGATGCAAGCCGCCTTTCAGAGACATGTTGATAACTCTATAAGTAAGACGATAAATATGCCGTTTGAAGCAACAGTTGATGATGTTGAGAAAGCTATTGAACTAGCGTATTATATGAATCTCAAGGGAATTACTGTGTTTCGTAATAACAGCAGATCAAAACAGGTTTTACAGTGTATAGAGTGTGATGACGGTTCTTGCCCAATTGATGTTGGTGAAAGCAATGTTTCTGTGTAGCATCTGTGAGAGAACTATAAGTCGTGGGTGGTATTGTTATCCTTGTTATAAAGAACACCAAAAAGACATAGAAGCAAATGAGCCTTGGACTAGGTTTGTTCAAAACGAAGAGAAAAGAAGAAGGAGACAACCTGTGTTCTTTTGTTTAGACGACAAGTATGAGTTTTCTAACGATGAGCAGATTGTAATTAAAAACGAGTATGGCTGGACGGAAACCTAAAGGGTACGAATTAGCTGAAAAGCTTCAAACCTATCTAGAAACTTATGAACTTGACGATCTTAATAGGGCCAACGACTTAGCTTCGTTAAGGCAACTAGCTCAGTTTGAGATAATTATTGATAACCTTCAAGTTGAGTTGTCGGCTATAAAAACGGCTGGCGCTGACACTAAAAGAGTTAAGGATTTAAATACAGCGTTGAGAGATGCTGTAAACTCTTATACTAGTTTACAAACAACTCTTGGTGTGGATAGAAAAAAGCGCAGCAGCGACAGTGAAGAAAGTGTTATTAGTTATATAGATAAATTAAAAGATCAGTCTAAGAAATTTTGGGATTCTAGGTTAAAAGTACTAAAATGTAAGGAGTGTAATCTACCACTTATGAAATATTACATATATGTGCTTGAGAAGGGTGAACCAGGTTCTATGGAAGCTGATAACAATTCTCCAGAACCTATTAAGTATAGCTTCAAGGTTGAGTGTCCTAGATGTGAAAAAATGGTGAATTTAGATGAAGGAAAAGATAGTTCTTGATGAAGGTGATATAGCTGTTCTGGATATGATAGAAGACCCAGTAGTTTTTGGGGAGTTTGTTAGAAGTACAGACGAAGAGATAGAAAGTGGTGGCAGTTGGAGATTCAATAATTACCAAAAGCTAATGATACTTGATGAGTCTCCGTACGTCAGTGTTTGTACTGGCAGAACTACTGGGAAGACGGTTTCGCTAGAGACTAAGATAGTTCATAATGCCGTAAGCAATAAGTATAGAAAAGCTAGCGCAAATGAAGTTGTTTTGGTTGTACAGAATAAATCTCAGCTAGAGCCAGTTTTCTTGCGGCTTACTCAATTCTTCAGACGTCACCCTTTCCTAAAACACTTTGTAGACAGGACTAGTATAAACTTTTCTGAGCATTTAATTAAGCTTCTTAACGGTGCGATTGTGCGCTGTAGGATTGTAGGTTCTTCTGCTGACAGCAATATAATTGGACTACACACTCCGTGCATACTTGTTGATGAGGCTCAAGTCTTTAATTATGTAGCTTGGAATTGTTTAGATGGTGATACTCTCGTTATGTCTTCTAACGGTTCAACTAAGATTAAAGATTTAGTAGAGGGTGATTGTGTTTTTACTTATATACCAGGTGTTGGTTTGAGAATAACTAAGGTTGATAAATGTTTTAGTAGGACTGTTAATAAACTTATTACAATTAAAACAGATAGTGATGATACAATAAAATGTACACCAGAGCACAGGTTGTGGTGTACAAAGAATCATAATTTTAAATTTATTGCTGCAGGTGAGTTGTCTGTTGGTGATAAAATTAAATCGGTGCATAATGTTAATAATGATATTTACTATCAACCAACTGTTAGTGAATTTATTTATGGTACGTTACTTGGTGATGGGCATTTAGAGAAATTAGCTCATGGTTCTAGATATAAACAAGTTCATTCTTATAATCAGAACGCGTATGTTGATTTTAAGTACAATATTGTAAAGGATTTTGTTACTGCACCACCTAAAATTATGAAGAATTGTGGGCATGGTAACAGTAGCTATTGTTTTAATACTGTATCTAATACTTTATTTGATGATATATACTCATTAACTTATATAAATAAAAGAAAATGTGTAACTAGAGAGTGGTTAGATAAGCTTACACCGTTTTCATTAGCAGTATGGTATATGGATGATGGAAGTTTATCTCATAACAGAAGAGTAACATTAGCAACCTGTTCATTTTCTGGTGATGAAGTAGACCTCATACTTGATTATTTTAAGTCAAAATATGGTATAGAATTTACTTATGAGCACAATGGAATTATTTCATGTAATACAGCTAACAGTAAGAGGTTTTTAGATTTGGTGTCTTCATATGTAATACCGTCTATGAAATATAAAACATTATTGACTTTTAATTCTACTATTACAGACATTGTTACTACTGCTGGAATTTTTGATGTTTATGATATTGAGGTTGAGTCTGAGGAACATAAGTTTATAGCTAATAATATTGTCAGCTCTAATTCATTAGGTCAGTGCTTGACACAGTGGGATGAAGGGTTTCAAATGTGGATTAGCGGTGTACCAAATGGTTTAAGAGAAAAGAACATTCTTTATGAGGCTGATAATCTTGATGAGAAATGGTCTAGGTACAATGTTTCTAGGTTACAGAGCCCACGTTATACTGAGGATCAGAATAAGTCTGACTTAAAGCAGTACGGCGGCGCGGAAGGAGATGATTATATTCATTTGGTTCTTGGTGAGCATGGGGTTCCTGCTTTTTCTGTGTTTGATCGTAAGCTTATGAAGATAGAAAGTTATGATGTTGTGTTGGGAATGCTTAATAATCTCACACTAGAGCAAGCAGGTGGGAAGTTTTATGAAGTACTTAAAGCACCAGATATTATTAGTGCTAAACCAGATTTAATTGCGTGCGCCGTGGATGCTGGTTTTAGTAACGATCCAACTATAATAACAATACTCTATCGTCAAGATAGTTTGTGGAGAATTTTTCTTAGGTATGAACTAAGAAGAATAAAATACCCAATGCAAGCTAAGATAATTAATTGGCTTGATAATATTTATGGCTTTAATATGATAACTCTAGATGCTGGTTCGTCTGGTCTAGCTCTCGGTCAGATGCTACAGGATTTAGACGAATTTAAAGGAAAAGACTACCAAAAAAGGCTTACTCTTGTAGACTTTCAAGGTGGTGTTGTTGTAGATTACAATGAGGACGGAAAAGAGGTAAAGGACAGGGTAAGGAAATTTACAATTCAGACACTTCAAAAATGGAGTCAGAACGATCAAATAATTGTTTTTTCTGATAGAGATGATGAAATGTTATCGGAACTTGAACGTGTGGGGTTTACTAGGGATATGTTAGGTCAACCAAAATACTTTGTTTATTCACCTATGGGTGGTCAAAGAGGAGATGATCATATTTTGGCTTCTTTACTTACTTGGGTATATGGTTATTATTACGAGTATTATTCGCCAGAGAAACCAAAAACTAAGGGTAAGTATAGTGATTTAGCTAGGGGTGGTTGGAATACGAGGTAACAAATGGAACAAAAAGAAAACTTAAAGTTGGCAAAGTCGTCTGTAAATATGCTTGACGATCCGTCACAAACTGGCTTGGTTTTTGGTAATTCTGTAGATTATATGGAACTACCTAAAGACTATAAGAAACTTATAAAAATGTGCCGTTTTTTCTACAAGCACGATCCTATATCTGGCACGGTCATTAACAAAATGGTAGATTTTGCGGTTTCTCCGTTGATGAACCAACAGGCTAAGTGTTCGGACGAGGAGTTTGCGGTTTATGAGTCTCTTCATCCTATGATAGAAGAGTTCTATAAGAACGTATGCCTTGAGTACTTGCTGTCTGGTTTAGTTATTCCTCACTATGAATGGGCAAAGATTAGTGGTGATGATTTAACTCCATTACTTAACTCAAGAAGGAAGGTGTCGGTTCCAGACAATATTTGGTTTAGAGATCCGTCAACAATTAGAGTAAAGGCTTCACCAATACCAAATAAGAAAGATTTTTATGTTCAAGTGAGTTCCGAAACTGTTCAATTCGTCAAGTCTGGTGGTAAGAGGTCAGACGGTACTGTAGACAAAGAAACGTACCAAGCTTTGGTGGACAATTATCCAGAATTTGTAAAAGCAATAAAAGATCAAAAAGGAACAAGACTAGAAATACGTTTAGAGGGGATAAGACCAATCATGTCTAAGTGCTTACCAGAGGACCCATATCCTATTCCATATATGACTAATGCTTTGGAGTCTCTAATGCATAAGAGAAATCTTAGAAAGATGGATTATTCTGTTGCGGCTAGGGTTATTGCTGCTATACAAATTATTAAACTAGGTAGTGATGAATTCCCAACAACTGATGAAAAAGATTTTGATCATATCAAAGAACAAATGAACTATAGAACTAACAAAGGGCAAGCTGAGAGAGTTTTTCAAATGTTTGCCAATCATACATTAAAAATTGAATGGGTAGCACCAGACACGAATGCTATGCTTAGTAGAGAGAAGTATAGCTCTGTTGAAGATGACATCATTGCTGGGTTTGGTTTTCCAAGAACATTAATCACTGGAGAAACATTAAGATCAAATGTTGAAGGTGGATCTGATATGGCTACATTTTCTCCTATAGCTACTTTAGAGTCTATAAGAACAAAGCTGTTAGATTGGACGGTTGCGCTGTATAAAGAAATAAGAGACAATAACAACTTTATTAAAAATATACCAGTTCCTGCTTTTGAACCTATGAAGCTTTATAGCTTGAAAGATCTTAATCAAATTACTAGAGATCTATATAGAGAAGGTTCGCTTTCTAGAAATACTAGATTACAACTACAAGGAATTGATCAAGATACTGAGATGGAGAGAATTAAGAGGGAAGATAAGGAATACAAGGAAAATGACATTCGTGAGGCTCCGTTTGTTCCGTTCTCTTCTCCTGGTGGAGGAAGGACGTTAGGAGAGCCTAGTGTGGAAAGGGTTGAAGATGAAGACGAGTAATGTGTTTGATGAGATTTATCGTGTAATATACGACGAGGGTTGTTCTGTAGTTAATTTAGCTAGCCAAGCTAAAGGGTTAGCAGAGATTGTTGAGGTTGTTGTTGGCGCTAAAGGAAAGAACATATTCTTCTCTGGAATGGGTAAGTGTTCGTTTGTAGCTGGCAAGCTGGCTGCTACGTTTTCTTCCCTTGGAATTCCTAGCTTTGAACTAGATTGTGCTAATGCACTTCACGGTGATGTTGGTAAGGTTAGACGTGGTGACATTGTA